CTATCAAGATAATCCTGAGCTAAATCCTTAGCTTCTTCTTTAGAGTATTCCCACTTTTCTTTATCTAGCATCTTTTAATTCCTCTAACTCTAATGAATTATTAGAAAATTCCATTAATCTTTCTAATACATCATCCCTTGTATAATCTTTTTTTATTGCATCATTACCAAAAGCTATTTCAAAAACTTTTTCAATAAATTCATCATCTAAATGTTTTTTATAACTTCTATTTAATTCTCTAATAGTCTTTAAAACTTTATCTTCATTTTTTGCTTTAAATGGACTATCTTCAAAATTACAACAATCCCAGTTTTCTATCTGATAACCAGTATGTTCATAACTGTAAAGACTATCAGTTGCATAGCAATCAATAGCGTCTTTACCTTTATGGTATTCTCCATCCAAGCAATCTCTTGTCCTATGGAATATCCACCCATATTTAAATTTAACGTCTTGAGAAAATACCCATGCCCAGTTAGTATTATCTCTAATAATTTCATAGGCATCTTTATTAGTTAGTTTTTTCATAATTGATAAAAAATGTAAGTACAATATTCACCTGCTAATAAATCAGGATAAAAGGGTAGTTCAAAGTGAGAATCATCTAATACATCAGCACAGTGACTTCTATTTAATTCAAGATGTTCTAAGGTGCTATCTATTAACTCTTTTTCTCCTTCTTCTAAACCTGATTCATCACCATTAGCTATGTAAGATGCCCAGTAAATAGGCAGTCTTACTTCAATAAATTCTTTAGTATTCATAGCTTTTTTTCCCTTTTGTATAAAGTCTTTCTGCTATGTCATTACAAGAATTAAAACTTTCAAATGTTAATCCAACTGTAAAATGTAAAATATCTCGATAAAGTTGGCCTGAAGTTTCATTATCTGAAGCATCATAAAACTTAAGTAAAGTATTTATTAATGCTATTTTTTGTTTTTTAGTTTCCATTAATTATTCTCCTTTAAAAATTTAATAGCTCTATCTTCTATAGCTACTGCTACATAAGGATTAACTTTAATCCAATTACTTAAGTCTTTAAGAGATAAACCACTCTCAAGAGAATATTCTTGATATGCTTTATTCCAGTACTTAGCTTTTTCTTTTGAAGTCCAATTCATAATTAATACTCACATTCAAGGATTTTTCTAAGCATTACTTCATCATTCATGCTGATAGCTTTCTGAATGTTTATATTCTCTAAACATTCATTAGGATCAATAAGGTATTCACCCATTATTGATTGAAAAATCAACCCATTCATGGGTTTTAAGTCTTTAGTTGGTTTCATTTAAACTGGTATGTTTATGTAGGTTATTGTACATATATATATTTTAAATTGCAAGTATTGAAATATATATAAAAAAAGAGACTTTTTACAGTCTCTTAATAAATTTATTCTCCAAAATAAAAGCAATTACAAAACCAGTTCAACGCTTCTTGCTGATCTTCTGTAATTTTAAAGTCAGTCCAGAAAGTCCCCCAGTCTTGAAACTGCATTTTTATATTTTGTGGTTCTTTATACTGGTTTAATTCTCCAATAACTCTAAGAGCAGGCCCACCCCATGATAAAAGGATTTTAAATTCTTCTATTTCTGTTTCGTTAGGGTTAGAAGTCCAACCGCTGCGAAATTCAACACTTAAAGCACTGTTTAAAATGCTTTCTTTTATTTGTTCAAGTTCTTCTTCTTCTTCACAAGATGTAGGATTTAAACTTTCTAAATATGAAAGTCTCTCATAATCTTTAACAATGCTTTCAATATGCCCTATAGCATTTTGTAAAGCATGATTTTTTTGTTTTAATTCATTCATTGTTAATTCTGGTATGAATACTCTTTAATTATACATCATAATAACGTGAAAGTAATGTTATTATTTAACATTCATAATATTTTCATTCATTCAATTTTGCATTCAGTTTATTTTTTTATTTTTAAAATAATTTTTTAATTTTTTTTTTTTTTTTTTTTTAATAAATTTTTTTTGTATAAAATTTTACATCAAAAATTTTCAAAAAAATTTTACAAAAAAATTCTCCAGTAAAAATAATTTTCTACTGGAGTTTTATTTTAACCTGATATTATTTCTTTCTGGGCTTTGTGTTGTAGTATTCTGACTCATACAACGGCCTTAGTTTTTCTCTCCATGTCTTGTAATTATGCTTGCAATTAAAATATTTATTTAAAGCTTTAACTGCATCTAATCTTAAAAAACTGGAATCTCTTCCAGTTCTTTCCCCACTGTATAACATTGAGAATATTCTAATTAAAGAATAAACTGGAATATTTACAGCTCCATCTTCAGTGTTAAAAGTTTGAACAGTAGCAAACGGATTTTTAATCACATAACCATTGTCTGTGTTTTCTCCATTGTTGAAAATAACTTTTGTTTTTAATTCTGACATTGTTTTTAAATCTCCTTAATTAGTTTGTTTGTTTCGTTTATATAGTTACATGCAGATTGAATACCTACATTGCACCTATTCTCTACTGATTTATTAAGGCCTGATGAAAGGCCAAAATAAAAGAGTATTGATGCTATAAAAAGCAAGTAATAAAATTGAAATTTCATTGTTCAAGATCCTTTCTAATTAATATCCTGAGATATTGAGATAGATTTTCTTCTCCTAGATAATCAATACACTTACTGACCAACCTAGAGTGTAACTCTCTAGGTAAAGTGCATTTAATCTGCAATTGCTTAGTAGTTTTCATTACTTGCTAACCTCTACTGTATTTAGATTATTAACTAAGTAACTAGCAGCTTCTTCCTTATCCTTAGTTTCCATCTGGTCTACCAAGTGAACCACTTTTTTAAATAGTTCTTTTACATAGTCTTTACCAGTAGCATAATTAACATTTAAGTTGGTAATACTATTTAAGACCTGATCCATTATTACTTTCTCATTTAAGTAAATAGTAAGTTCTTTATTGTTATCTCTAATTGTTAGAGATGCACCATACGAACAAAAACTCAAATCTATATTAAGTTTGTTTGCTCTTAGTGTTTGGGTGTCCTCTGTTGGGAATAAATTAATACTGTTCATTTTTGGTATGGAATGAATAATTTTGTTATGTGTTTGGTTTAGTGATCTATAAATTATTAAGTAGGTAATAATTATTTTCTAAGCTAGAAAATTTTATAGCTCCTAAAGTCATAATTTAAGAATTTACTAAACTTAAATCTAATATAGCAAAAAATAGTAAACAAGTAAACAAAAATATCAGAAAGTACACAATAAATTTTGCAAGTACAAAATTTTTACCTAGTGGTATTTCTTATGAACTTCTTTGTATTTCTATATTCTCTATAGGCCTTCTATGGACTTCTATGAACTCCAAAATACTTCTTAGGTCTATTAGTTCATCTAGGTCTATTTTTTGAACTTGGAGGGGGTATAGGTACAAAAAAATTTTTTGCTAGGCGGTAGGCGGGTAACTTAAATATATTCTGACTAATTTTTTGGTTCTACTTTTATGGAAAGTTCAGGAGCTTGGATATTAACTGTTTCTATGGATTCGCCAATAACTTTTCCTAGGCTATCGAGAATTTGAGCTGCGGTTTGAAGTTGACCTTTTTTAACAGCTTTATTGAATAATCTGATACGCATTGCTTGTAGGCGAGGTAGAAGAGCTTCTCTATCTTTTTCCCAATCTTCGTTATTCCAAACTTTAACTCTGTCCCAATCTAACCAGGCGGTAGTTTCGGAAATATTTTCTATTGATGCGTGTTCTATTACTAATTGGCGAGTAGTTTTACCTTCAAGTTGTCTTGCGTAAAGTCTTTGAGAGCGTTTTAGAACATCTGAGATAGTGGATCGAGTTCTTTTTTTAGGAGGATTAGCGAGAGGATTATTTATTATGTTTTCAGGAAAAGTAGAGGAAGCCACAGACTTGATCTTAGTAGTATTTAGTTGAATGATAACTTAAAAGTAAGTAAATAGGCTATAAAGGAGGGGTATGAGTTGTATTTTTTGTTAATTTTATGGCTGTAAGTGAAAAAAAGAAAAGTGAAATAAGTTTGCGATATGCCCAGGGAGAGGTATTTAATAGTGATAAAAGATTTAGGGTGCTGGTAGCTGGTAGAAGGTTTGGAAAAAGTTATTTAAGTTGTATTGAACTATTAAGAGGAGCTATAAATCGTCCAGGGGAGGTGTATTTCTATTGTGCTCCTACTTATCGGATGGCAAAGGACATTGCATGGAAAGAATTGAAGAGATTAACACCGAAGGTATGGATTCAAAGCAAGAATGAAACTGATTTGAGGTTGGAATTGATAAATGGTTCGACTATTGAGTTGAAAGGAACTGAAAATGCGATGGCATTGAGAGGTAGAAGCTTGGCTG